CAAAAAACTTGTAAATCTTTGTCTATTCTGTCAATATACATATACGGCGATGCGTGGTATAATATAGACACAACAAACACAAAGGGGAACACAAAATGAAAAGAGTACAGATAATCAGCGCATTTACAGGTGAAACACTTGCAATCTTTGGCGATACACTTAAAGAAAAAAATCTTTGCGCACAGGCATTAAGCAAAGTTGACATTAAGGGTGTTTTTGAAGATGAAATATACAAAAAAGTTTATGTAATGGCTTTTACTCTTGAATAACTAAAACTGATAAACAAACACCGAGCCGGGCGGTTATTCCCGGCAGAAAGGATTAAACAATGAAAAAGACAATGAGAAAAAGAGGACTGAATATTCGCCCACAGGATGACAGCAAACAACTGAAAAACAGGATAACAAGAGCCGTTTTGAAAAACGGCGGTTATTTACAGATAAAAAACGATGGTTGCTTCGTTAAATACATCGTAATGTCTTGTAATAACGAAAACTTCCGCAACAGTTTACAGGCTGTTAGAGAAGTGTACAAAAAGCATTTCGGAAAAAATCCGATATGCTTCTAATCAGAAAGGATTTAACAATGAAAAGATTGAACGACTTAACAAAAAAAGAAAGGTTTGAATACATTACAAGCCTTAAACTAAAAAACGACAAACATAAAATCGAAAATGCTGAAATTCGGTATCTTTTTGATAACAACACGGAAGCCGAAATTCGTGAGTGGTTAGAAACAAAAGCTGCTACAATTAGCTTTGAGGGCGCAGACCTTATAAGTGTCTATATGCACAACCGCATTTCCGAAATGCTTAAAAAGGGGGAAGCAAAATGACAATAAAAGAATTAAGAGCGCAAACAGGGCTGTCACAAACAGCCTTTGCGAAATACTTTGAAATACCGTTGCGCACGGTGCAGGACTGGGAGCAGGGCAGGCGAACACCGCCCGAATACCTTGTAGAACTAATGGCGGAAAAGTTAAAAAAGAAATAAAAAAAGAGGGGGATAAGCCGTTAAGCCTATCCCCCGATTTTTTGTCTGTTTCCCATAATTAAATTTTTTTTAATTTTGGAAAGTGCAATTATTTTACTTCATTTACTGAATACCCGATTTTCAATTCGTCAAGTTTTGAACATATCAACTGTTTATCGCCTGCTGTCATTTTATCGGTTGTAATTTTGTATTTCGGTATTACAACCTTTTTTGTGTAGCCGTTCAGCCCTGCATTTTTGATAACAGACGGATAATCAACATAGCAATAGTTTTGGTCGCAATTTGCGCTCTGCACACCGTCAACCTTTGTCTGTCTTAAAAGGTTTGTACCGCCGCCGTATTGCCACATACCATAATCACCGCTATATGTACAGCGATAATAATATTGTGCTATCCAGTGCGCATACTTTGTCAATTCTGTGTCGTAAAGTTTGTCTCTATACCAAGATGAAGAAGCATAAACCCCTGCAAAATAGCCCTGTCTTTCAATTTCGTCACAAAAGGCTTTGACAACCGCCGTTCTTTGCGCTTTGCCTAAACCGTCCGCCCTGCCTTTATGTGACGGCTCACTTGAATATTCCGTGTCAATGTAAACAGGGAATAACGGCTGTACAGGCAATGCTTTAATTAGTTTGAGCGCATATTGCGCTTCTTCAACCGCTTCTCTTTCGTTTATTGCCTGTGAAAAGAAATACACACCGAACGGCATTCCTGCCTTAATAGCGGCATTTGCATAAGTCGTGAACATCGGGTCTTGCATTAAAACTCCTGCCGAGCCGTAACCACGATAGCCTAAACGCAAAATGCAATAGTTAAATCCTGCCGCTTTAACCTTTGCAAAATCAACATTTCCGTTGAAATAACTTAAATCAATGCCTTTGTAAAGTATTTGTCTATCCGCCATTTACATCATCCCCTCTCTTATTTTTTTATCAAATAGTTTGTGATTTCCTCTTTACTTTCTCTCATCGGCTGAACGGAATTACCGTCAATGCCGTGAGCAAGCAAAGCATTTGTAGCCTTAATCAAAAGGTGCATTTCCTGTCCAAGCGTTTCGATGCTTTGTTTATCACGGTCTAATTTCGTATCAACATCTGCTTTCCACAATTCAAGGGCTGTAATGCGCCTATTTTGCTCCTCATTCGGTTTTTTGACTGTTTTAATGACTTTACCTATGTAAACAGAAGCACCGCCTATTGCGGTAATTAGACCGCATACAAGCAATATTTGTTCAGTATTAAATGTGAATGTCACATCATTCACCCCCCACTTATAACCTGAGTAAATGCCTGATGTAAGCCTGTACTTGCAAGACCTGAGAACATACCCTGTAAAAGAATTGCAGGTGTGATTGCCCAACCGTTTATCCATACCGCCAATATAACACCCAAAACTGCGTTAATTGTCGGTATGAATTTGTTGTCAACATCTTTTACCCATTTCTTGACAATAAAGCCAACACACAAGCATATGCCGGCAATAGCAGGTACTAAAAATTCACTCAAAAATGTTAAATCCATAGTTTACTCCCCTTTCCGTAATGCTTCTACTTGACTGCGCCATTTTGCAGGCACATCCGCAAGCGTGATTTTACCGAGTTTTATTTGCGTAACATAAAATTTAACCATTTGTCAAAACCTCCGCCAATTCAAGAATAGCCATTTCGACGGCTTCAAGTCTGTCCGCTTCGGTCGGCGGTGCGTTTTTCATTTCTTCCGCCATTCTTTCAGCTTCTGCTGTCATTTCGGCTATTTCCTCGTCTGTCATTTCTATGTATTTACCATTTACATATTTTTTCATAATGTTACCTTCCATAAATCTTAAATTTTGACCCATTGCCAAATATGCCGATTGGGGTTGAGCCGCCTTTATTATCCCAACAAGCAAAGTTGACACTATTCAAACTATCAACCCCTGTTAATTTTAGATGGTTTAGGTCGCTTGCCGAAAACAACGGATTATTTGTACCAATGGAAGGATTGTACAAATAATATTGACACATACCTTTAACCAATTCAGGATACACATCAATGTATATAGCAAAATATGACATATTTGTGTCCGTTCTCAAAATGTTTTCAAATCTAAGGATGTTATTTCCTGCTACAATATTGTTGTCTATAAAAAATGTTAAAGTTCGATTTGTCCCGTCGCCGATAACTTTGCCTTTGACTAATAAATGTCGCACAGGTTTTTCTAAATCAATGCAAATCGTTGCAACATCCTCTGTTAATGTTATATCAGAAATAAGCGCCCAATTTTCATCACCACCCGCTGTTCCGCCTCCGCCTGTGCCGTTTGCCAGTGCTTCTATAAGTGCTTTGTAATGTGTACTTTCAAGATTGTCAGGCAAGGAAGAAGCATCACCACCTGCCGTTGTTATCAATGTTTTTAAGTATTCTGTGTTTGTTGCCATATTAAACACCTTTCTGCTTGTCAAACTGCAAGCCGTTTTCTAATTCAGATTTCTTTTATTTCATAATTTCGTATGCCTGCTCTTTTGTGATTAGTCCTTTGTTAATATATACCGTCAAGTCTTTAATTTTGCCATCCTTGTAAAGGGCTTTAAGTCTTTCAAAAATCATATTTTTTTACACCTCTTCCGCCATTTGCAAAAGCAATTCATCAACTGCTGAAATTGCGCTGTTTCTTTCAATTTCTGTTTGTGACAACCTGTACAACTTAAATGTTATACATTCATCCTCAACAGATATTTTACCGACAATAGTGTAGCCTTCGTGTACTGTAACAGGCGCAGGCATAACCTGTTCAATGCCGTTTTCGTCAATGTATGCCCTTTCATCGCCGATAAGTGTAATGCTTTTTACGGCATTTTCATCATTGAGAATTGAATAAATTTCACTAAAAGATGTCTGTGAAATAGGCATTGTCACTTCTATTGAAGCCCTTGTATAGCCGTTTTTATAGTCGTGCTCATTTCCTAAACACCTGATATATTCAAAATTTCTGCCGTTTGAAAATGTAATTTGCATAGTTTTTTACTCCTTTATTCAATAAAAGTTAAACTATAGAAATGCGATGTAAAAGTCGCATATCCTGTTTCATTATATCTGCCTATTTGAATATAATAACTTCCGTTAATAGCTGATACATCCAAGTCAAGTGTTGTACCAGAATTATCTCCATACCAACTTTGAATATATGCAACAGCTGGGTTATTATTGTCATAAGCATTTGCAGTTTTATTATCTGGTTTACCACCACAATAACCGCTTGCATTATTTCCGCTTCCAGAAGCATTAGGAACTATAGCGATATAAACATATCCGCTTCCTTTTGTAGCGTCACCATAACCTCTTACAGTTTTTAATGATAATCGCAATGTTGAATAACCAGAAATATTGAATTTATTTATTGTTTGCATAAAACCTGCACCCGACCAGTTATTACCTGAATATCTCATTACCCAAGCATTATCATCTGATGACCAACCTTGTGTATAAGCATACCCACCCTTGTTACCTAATTTCCAACCGCCTGTTACGGCTGTTACTTCGTCAGAATAATTCAGTATCATAGGTGTGTCAGGCTCGGCAGCTGTATAAATCAAATTATTAGTAGTGCCGTCACCTTCATAAACCTTACCGATTTGATAATTCGTTGTGCCGTCACCTTCATAAACCTTGCCGACTTCATAATTCGTTGTTCCGTCGCCCTGCCATATAGACATTTCAACCGCCTCACTTTCTCAACATAAAAATAGTATCGCTGTGAGTTGTAATGCCATTCCACGAGCTGTCCCGAATTGAAATGTTTTTAACAGACCAGTCACCGCCATTTACAGAAGTATCATTCATTGTTACTTTGCCTGTAAAAGAAGCCCCTGCTAATTTTGCATAGGTTGAATTGATATTTTTACCGTTTCCGTCACTTGTCGCTTTCGTTGCCGTGTCTGCAGTTGCCGCTTTGTCAACCTTGCCGTCACCGTTTGTGTCATAAACGGATTTTTGCATTAAATCGGCGGATTTTTCGGCAACTTTATCTTCAAAAGCCTGCGCATACTTTTCAGCAAGAGCCTTGTATGTCGGTATTGTTGTAAACATAGGTGTCAATGATTTTAATACAACACCCTCAATATTGACTTTGTACAGCGGCATTTGATTAAGTTTCGCCCCCTGCAAAATGTTCCCGTCGGTGTAGGTCGGGATATTCGGACTTGTCGCCGCCGTTCCCTGTATAACTTCAAGTTCAACCGTTTCAGTACCGTCATCTTCATTAAGCCTGTATGTTGCAACAATAAGGTCAATTCTGTTTTTATCCGCAACACCTGTTGTAATAGTTATGTCCTCATAAGTATTCGGCGCAATCCTGAAATGCCTGCCGTACATAAGCGCATCGCCGTCAAGTATTCGTACCGTATTATTGTCAATAATACTTGCCGAAAACTGATTGCCAATTTCCATTACATTTTGACCGTCACCGAAAAAAGCCGCATTAAATGAGCCGTCGTCTGCTGATGTGATATGCTCATACCCTGCATAGCCTGTGATTAAATGTACCATTGTATCAATTCCTTTCACTTTATTTTAAGCCGTTCTTTTCCAAACATATACCGCTAAATACGGCGGCATATTGTTATGTGATTGAGAGCCGCCTGTGTTATACATACCTGCGCCGTTGTCTTTTTCGGCATTTACGGTATTTGACACGACATAAGCCCAAGATTGAGCGGTAATATTGTCAGCACTATTGTTGTCATATTTATAATAGACATTATGCTTATGTGCTGGGATTTCATTAACCGTCAATTTATGCGTTGCTTCGCCGCCTTTACTGCCTGCCGCATAAGTTGTGCCTGCCGATAATAAAAATCTATCTTTTATTTGTTCCCACACTCCGCCGAATAAGTCCGTCGGATTTGTGTCATTTGCGGTTATGTAAATCGAGCCGACAGGATAAATTTTGCTAAAATCAACACCGCCGCCGTTTGTGCTTATTCTACTGTTACCGCCGCCTGCGCTGTCTGTCGGATAAGAAATAGTAATATCGTTGTTTTTAATAGTAACAATCTTTTTCGTGATTTCTCTTTTCGTTGTTACTGCGGTTATTTCTTCTCTTGCACCGACAATATCACCAATATCATAACTTTCATCATCTGCCGTAAAATCAAAATTCAATGTGTCTGCCGCCCACGAATTTTTAATAACTTCAATTCCGCCGCTTTTTAATTCATCGCCTGTTGCATTAACATTTTCATAAACTGCCGTGACTTCTTCAATGCCTGTAAACACCTGATTTTCGCATATATTGCCGTTTTTGTCCGCATAAAGGTGTAGCACCTCTCTTGCGGATAAATCGCCTTTTCCGAGGCAAATACAATGATTTACAGGGCTGTATCGCTTTGTTATGTCAAAACTTATTAAATCACTATTGAATTGCTCATCGTTTGAATAATCAATTATTTTTTCCGCTTTCAAAATAACATATCCGTTTTTGAAATTAAGTTTTAATTTTGCGCCGCAATTTTTCAACATCTTTATAATGCCGTCATATCCGCTGATATATCGGCTCATTTTATATGAATTGACGGTTATGCCGCTTTGCGCTGTGTCCGCCTTAAATAGCCTATTTAGCCCCATTCTGTCAATCAGTGTTTGTATTACAGTATTTGCTTCGCCGCTTAAAATAAGGTAATCTGCGCCGTTGTCAGGCTGTAATATTTTACTGTTTAATATTCCGTGCCAAGTTCTGCCTGAATATGTGACTTCCTCTGCACTTGTATTTACAGAAATATTATCAATTATTCCGCCGTATTCGGTATCTTCGATATAAAGGAAGTAGCCGTTTTTACAGCAATGAGCATTTGAATTTATTTTGCACTCAAAATCATTTTCATCTTCTCCGAACGCAAGGTCAAAGGTGTAATCTTTCATTACACCTATGTCCTCTTTGAGTGAGTTTGCATAAATTAAATCCATTTCGGCTCACTCCTTTCGTCAAGTACAGTTATATCAAATTTGAAAAAGGTATTACTTGATACATTTAACTGCCCCGACGGTATTTTTTCAAAAATATAACTGTCTTTGTATCTCAAATTAAAACAGTTTGTTTTTTTGCCGTCTGCGCCTGTTTTTATAATCGTTTTATCTATTGAATTTACAGTAATAAATTCATTTGCGGCAATATCAGCATTTATGCCGTATGTGTGACCGCTTATTGTTATATACGGGCTGTTGCATGCGCCGTAAATAGTTATTATGAAATTACACGGCGCAAAACTTTCATTGTTTAGTGTACTGCCGAGCAAATTTGACGAATAATCATGCGGAAAATCTCTGTTGTAGTCAAGGTTTGTGCCGCCTTTTTGCGTTAATCCATAGTTAAACTTTGTTGTTTTTTCGTTAATCCAGTAAGCATAGTCGCTATGAATAGTGATTTTGTTGTTCAAATATGATTTGTTCAGCAAATAATCACTTTTTGACGAGCCTGTAATAAAACACAACATATAATAATCACCTATGTACAATCTGCCGTGTTCGTTCGCAATAACATCCTTTTCAAAAATTTCAAAAAGTCTGTTTTTTAGTATCAAACCCTCATGTTCTGATTTTGCTTTTATTTTTACAGGCAATGATTTTGTAACAATGCCTCTCTTAAAGCCTGATATTTTGTTATTTACAGAAGTGACATTCCATTCATAGTCTCTTAAATCGTTATAATCAACGAAATATACGCCGTCACCAAACACAACTGTCTCATTAAGGTGATTGATATATTTGATTTTTTCAAGCATTTATACAACCCCCTTAACAAGTCTTGCAAATTCTCTTTTGCCTATCGACAATGACATATTTTCAAGCGCATCTCTCAAATTGCCGCCCATATTTTCATCGAGCATTAAAATAGCATTGAGTATCTTATAAAGCACTTCAATCAATACTTCATTATTCGAGTTGACAGCCGCATTTATCATATTCATTAGAGTGTCTGCGCCTGATACAACCTCTGCGCCTGCCTCACCGCCGCCCAAAAGTTGACCCGACATCTGATTATATCCAAATATTGTAGGGCTTTCTAACAACATCGGATTGTCCATAGCCTTTGCGTACCAGTCAACACTAAATGACGGCACAGACGGCGGCATAAGACTAAACGAGCCGTCAATTTTGAAATGCGGCAATTTCAAATCCGGCAATTTCCATTCAAAATTAAATTTTTCTTTTATAAACTCAATCGCTTCATCAACAATATTTTTTACAAAGTTCATCGGGGTTTCTACTGCAAGTTTAATTGCTTCAAAAATACCAGAGAATATTGTTAAAATACCATTCAACGCCTCACCGATATTGAGTGAGAAAACACCGCCTATAAACTGCACAATGCCGTCAAAAACAGGCTTTAATACATTGAGCCATAACGAGCCTATAAACTGAAAACAAGTTGTCACAAGAGGAATTAAAAATGTGCTGAACACAAACTCAAATACCGGCAACAATACAAAACTTAAAAAATTGCTTATTGCTTCAAGTGTCGGTTTCAAATAATTTTCCCATGTGCCGGACATCGCCGTTGCCGCATTGCTGAAAAATTCCTGTATTGCCGGCATGTATTGTTCAAATTTTTGTTTGACCTCTGTAATAATATATACAATAAAGTCAAAAACAGGCTTTCCAATTGTTTCCCATATTGTTTGAATTACACCGAGCGAATTTGTAAATGCGCCCTCTGTCACCCCGAACAGTGACGGAAATGTTTCTTGTAGTGCCTGTATAACAGTTTCAAATATTGTCGGTATAGTCTGAACAATAACAATCGCCAATTCTGGCAATGCTTTTGCAAGCCCTATTACAAGAGATGCGGCGGCTTGAATAAGTGTCGGTAACAGTTCTTTTGCGAGTTTAGGTATATTTTGTGCAATAACAGGAATAAGCCCATTTACAAGTTTTACAATACCACCTAATACCTTTGAAATACGAGGCATAATGTTATTTACACTTGCCGATGCCGTTCCAACAAATCTGTCTATCAATGCGCCTAAACCCGCATTATCTTTTCCAAGTCCTGCTATAAGGTTATCCCATGCGGCTTTCATTGAGCCTGCCGAGCCTTGAATTGTTTCGCTTGCTTCGAGTGCTGTCGTTCCTGTAATGCCGAGATGCTTTTGAATTACTGAAATTGCGTTGACCTGATTAGCAAAAGACATATCGGTTGCATCAACGGTTATTCCGAGTTCTTTTTGAACATCAACCATTTTTGCGGCATCTGCAATAAGCCTTTCCATTTCGCCTTTTGTGCCGCCGTAACCAAGTTTCAGGTTGTCGAGCATTGTGTAATTCTGCTTTGCAAAACCGCTGTACGCATTTTGAATACTTTCCATTGAAGTACCCATTTTGTTTGCGTTATCAGACATATCCCTGATTGCTCTGTCTGCATAATCTGCGGCTTTTGCTGTGTCACCGTCAAGCGACTGAATAAGAGAAGCGGCAAAACTTGTAGCCTGTTCCATATATGCGTTTGCTGATAGCCCTGCAGTTTTATAAGCATTATCCGCATATTCCTGTACTTTGCTTGCGCCGTCTTTGAAAAGTGTTTCTACACCGCCGACTAACTGCTCATATTCGCCATAAGCACTAACTGACTGCTTTGCAAGCATAGTCAAAGCCCCTGCGCCTGCTAATATGCCTGCGCCGAAAACTTTACCGAATTTTACAGCCGCATTTCCGATGCCGCCTAATACTTTGCCTATTCGGCTTTCGCTTTTTTCGCCCTCTTCGCTTACTTCTTGAAGTTCTTTTTTTGCCGTATCAACACCCCTGATAGCAAGAGTGCCGAATAACTTAAAAAGTTCTATCATTTATTTTGCTTTCACCCCCTTATTTTGAGAGTTGAAAATATTTATTATTTCGTTTGTATTATTTATCGTTGCTTTCACATCTGCATCTGTCATATTTTGATTTTTATTTATCATCTGCATTTCTGATTTCCATTCGTCAAAAGATTTATCGTAAACCCTATGCAAATAATATTCCCATTCCGTCTTTTCGTTCATTTCTTTGTTTACAGTCAAGACAAAATCGGCAACAAAATCTGACAGCCTGCGTGTGTCAATCATTCCCTGTATAAAAGGAAATGGACATGCGTACCTTTTATGTAGCATGTCCATAAATTGAAATTCGCCTATTTGAACAATGTGAAAACAACCTTGATAAAATCCGCAAAATCCTCTTTGCGCAATACATCAATAATCATCTGCGTAAAATCCGCCATTGAGAGTTTTCTTATCTGTTTTTCATTCAGATTAGATACAGATGCGAGAAATTTATAAATATCTTCTTCGCATTTCGGCAAATTCTCAATCACGATGCCCAAAATATCAATAACGATATTTGCGCCTATTTCAATAACATCAAAATCAGAGTTTGCGCCCTCTTTTGCCGCACTTTCGACCTTAATTTTATTGATAATATTTTTTACCGCACCATCGCCGCCAAAAAGTACCTTAAACTCATTTATACCAATGCCTTTTATGATTTTACACATTGAAAAAATTGCCGTTGCTTCGAGTTTATAAAGTTCATACGGCTTATTTTTTATGATTTCTGCGTTGTTTTCTTTCATTTTTTCAAACCCCTTTTATAACTTAAATTTTATTCTTCAACAAAAAATATTTTTGCCGGAATAGTATCAAGATTACCTGCGTTCTCTGCGTGGGCTTCCATTGTAAGAGCAACAGTACCCTGACCTTTGCTCTTAATGTCAATTTTCAAACCGCCTGTGCAAAGTGCACTTTCAAGAATTGCAATAACCTTTTTTGAGCCGTCTGCGGTATATCCAACAAATCCAAAGCCGTCCACATAGTCGCCCTCTTCAATAACTGATTTCGGTGTGACAGAAGTATATTTTGTGCCTGTTTTTGCTTCACCGATTACAGCCATTGCCGCAACATCAGGGGTCAACTCCGTGAATGTCGCTTTAATAACTGCCGAGCCTCCTGTCATTACTTCCTGACCCTTGAATTTTACATACGCACCGTCAAATTCAAGCGTTGTGATTTCGCCTATAATTTCAATAGAGCCGCCGCCGCTTGTCGCACCGATTATTGTGCCTGCGGTCAACACGCCTGTTGCTTCGTCAAAACTCATGCCTTTATGATATGTGCCTGCACCAAACAGTACATTTTTTGGCGATGATGCTGTTACGCCGTGCTTTCCTGCAACTGACATAGATTATAAATCCCCTTTCCATTCTGTAATTGATAGATTTATTTGTATTCTTTTTAGGTCGCTGTCATTTTGAGGTATATAAACAGAATTTTCGTATCTGATAATTAGCGCACCTGTTTCTGTGCTTATTCTTAAACCGTAAATAGCATTAAAGTGCTTCATTATCTTTTCTTTTATCAACTCCAAGTCGTTTATGTAGCCTCTGTGCCAACCGTTTATAATAAAGGTCGTTTCAATTCTGCCGTCCTCTGCCGGAATGCTTTCTTGTCCTAATTCCCCCACAAAATACGGATATGTAACTTCCTTTGTCCATTGTCCGAACTCATAGGGGATTGATAACTTCTCAAATTCACGCCGAACATAGCCCAATTTATTCAATTATTTCATCCCCTTTAATTCGTTCTCTATATGTTTAATGATTTTTTCCTTGTTATCATTAAAAGACTTAAACAACGGTCTTTGCGGATGCATGCCGTATGTATGAGCATATTTCATTCCGTCTTTGCCGTTTACAACCTTAAAGCCGTATGCATTTGCAACCGCTTCACTTATCATGCCCTCACCGTTACCGATAGGGATATACCAACCGCCTTTTCTGCCGTCGCCGTTCAATGCGTATTCACCTGTGCCGTATTCAAGCCATATCGCTGTTTCAAGCGGATTACCGATATATGCGGTATATGTTTCATCGTCAATGACATGTCGCCAACTGCCTTTTGTTTTGCCGCCTGAAATTTTGCCAACACTTGTATTGCGCTTTGTCGCACTTTCCAATTCTGCGGCGCACTCTTCCAATGCGTTGAGAATTGTTTCTTCTAAAAGCCCGATAACTTCAATAGAATTATCTTCAAAAATGACATTATCCATTCCATTCACCGACCTTTTTCAAAAATATTTCAATCTGTTCGTTCATTTCGTCCGGGTTGTCGATATATGTGACCGTGTAAACAGAATTTTTTATTATCATTCTTGTGTTTTCTGCATTTAGGCTGTCAAAAACTGTTGAATAGTCGCATAAAAAACAATGCGTGCTTTCTTCGATTTTTGCGTTATATGTCGTGTAATTGCTGTTGCCGCCCTGCAAGCCTAACCAACCTTTGACCGTGCATATTTCCGTCCACTCTTTTATGCCCTCGCCGATTTCGTTATATCCCGGTGTAGTTTTTGTTTGAACAGTACCATAGATATTTCCGCCAATATTAGCCATTCTTAACACCTCGCTTTTTTATAAGGCTGTAAAGCCCCAAACAGCGATGACGGATAGCCCATTATATTAGAATTATCATAATTGAAATAGGTGACAGAATGCCTTGACAGCGTTTCAGACTGAATGCCGACTTTTGAACGGTTATTTACTTCCCATTCAAGAATATTGATAGCGCAATAAATAACATCTGACGGATATTCAACCTTTGTAACAGTCGATATTCCGTCTGTATCTGCTATTTTTTCGTTGACTGATACAGTGTTGTCTGACGCGGTTTTGACCGTATATAAGCCTTTTGCTTTGCCGTAACTTATTTCTATTGTATCGCCAACTTCAAAACTGTTTTTTTCCGTGAGATATAAAATACCGCCGTTTATTTCGGCGGTATTTCTATATGCTCTGTTTTGAAAATTGTTGTTTGTGTATGCTCTGATAGCACTTTCAATAGAATTAAGTTTTAATGTCAATCTTTCGTCCGTCCAATCATTAAAGGCGGCAAACATTTCTCTTGCATTGTTAATTGACATTATCATAGGGAAAACACCCCCTAATTACTTTTCTTTGACTTTGAGGATAACAACCTTTTCCTCGTTTGTGAGTGCCGGCATGCCATACGCTGTGCAAATAATGTTATCTGCAACACCGGCTTCTCTGTCATGCTCTACAAGATTGCCTTTTTTCAGGAAATAGGTGACTGCCGGCATATCATCTTCACTCTCTGCATCGTTGTTAAGTTTGATAATAGGATTGTAATATACGCCCTCTTCACACTTAACTTTGTTTGATACGACAACTTCACAGCCTGCAATTCTGCCGATAGAGCCGGAAACCATAACGCCTGCTTCAAACTTATCTGCTGAAATAAAATCAGAGTCTTTTCTCAACTGTGTTTTCTGCTTTGAGTGAATAAGAATGACCTTGCGGCTGTCCTCTTCTTCTGCGAACATGTCAACACCGTCAACAATAGCCGAATACTTCAAAACTGCCGTTGAACAGTCGCAAACATTCTTTGAGCCGTAAAGAACATTTACTCTGTCATTGTCAAGTTTTTCAGAAATAGCCATTGCAATCTGCTTTGTTGCTGTGCCAACTGGGTCGCCGTAACCTGTCAACTGCGCCTCATCTGTAAGGCGTACGGCTTTACCAATCTTTTTAATCTTATACTGTGAAGTCGTAAAAGCCATTTTCGTGCGGTCAATAGGGTCGCCCTCTGCGTACTCTGCCGCTTCACCGATGTAGCCCCATTTTGGTACTGTAATTGTTGAGCCCGGCTGTCCTTCAAGTGTGTTGTCAACCTTGATATAGCCTGTCATTACAGCCTTTTTTGACACCTTTGCGTTAATCATGTCTGATACAACCTGTGGGTCAAATACATCGCCGTTTACAAGTGTTGTTGTTTTGCTCAAATCTGCCATAATAAAAAATTCCTTTCAAAAAATAGTTTATTTAGATAACTGCTCATAAAGTTCAGGCTGATTTTGTTTCATTTCAACCCTCGATTTATAGCCCATCTTTTCAAATTGTTCTTTTGTAACAGACGGTGGATTGTCGTTTGTTTTAGGCAATTTGTTTTCAATGATATTTTTGCTCTCTTTGACACTTTCAAACTGATTAGGGAATTGAGTTTTCAAGCCTGCAAGTTTATCATCAATGCCTTTGATTTTTCCATTGTCGTCAAGTTCCAATTCACCTTTTTCTTTCAGTTTATAGGTCATGTAGTCAATATCCGTTGCTTTTGCGCCCAAAAGAGCAACCTTTATTTCACTTTCAAGTTGCGCCTGTTTGTTTTCTTCTTTCAGTCTGCCGATTTCGGCTTCATACTCCGCAACTTTATTTTTTAGTGCCTCATTGCCTGCATTGTCGGTCTTTAACTGTTCAATAAGTTTTGTTGCCTCTGCGTTTTGTGCCGTCAATGCATCAAGGTCTGTTTTTGCCTTTTTATAGCGCACATCCAAATTTTCTTCACCGGCAATAAATAACTTATTCTCTTTCATTGCCTGCAATGTTTTTGTGATTGCCTCTTCGTTTACACCGTTTGCTTTCAAAATTTCTGATAAATTCATGCTAATTCCTTTCTTTACGCCTTTTTACATGTTCTCGCCATGATTTTTGGAATAGGTGTTTTACATTACCCCTAATGCGTGAATAGTTTAATGCCGTGTTCAGGGCATATAAAAAGCACCCTGCATTTCTGCAAAGTGCTTAATTGTTATTTACTATTGTTTATTTTTATAGGTTTTGCCTGTCCTATCATTCGCTCAAACAAATCCTTGATTTCTTCGTTAGTCATTTTCCGCAATTAAATACACCTTCGTTCTGCCAAGTTGTCCACCTGCTTGAATTTCTGCTATTGGCATTTTTTCAAATACATCTAAAACTAAGCTCTGTCTTTCGCCAAATTCTTCCCACACAGCAATCTTCTTTCCGTTTATGTTTACATCAATCGCATATTCAATGCCTTTGCTCGCCAAATATTCCTTTTGTGTTATCCACTTTGTTTGTGGCTCAATCGGTTTTATTGTTTCAGTTTTGATAACCTTATACTTACCACAAACTAAAACTTCCTGCTGGTTTGGGAAATATGATATAGATGATATGTCAAGCGATTTTGAGTTATCAAATATATATTCTATATATTTGCCGTCATTGTTAATACCATTATATCCAATACCTCCCATTTGAGAATTAAGGACTTTTTCGGCAAAATCCATATCCTTTGAAGCTGACCTTATGCCAAAATTAAGCGTATCGCCTTTTTGAGGTGTATTCATTCTTTGCCTTTCAAGCCTACAAATTGGCTTATTGGAAACAGGCTGGCTTTCAATAATTCGCATCAACTTGACTGTTTCTTGTTTGATTTTTTCACTTACATTAGGCAATAATAGACTTTCATATCTGCCCAAATTAACATCAAGACTGTTTTTGTCATTCAGATATTGCGAATATTGGCATATATCTGTGTATCCACCACCTGTATATCCTTTTATTATTTCTTGCATTTCTATATCCAATTCTGTAACCTTCACTTCTTTTGTGCTTGGTTTAATCTTATCATTATTTACAGAATTTGCAATACTCTTTTCTTTCAGCTTGTTATATTCTTCTGTTGCCTTCAAATACTTCTGCTTGTATTCGTTAAAATTATTCGTTTTATCAAGTCCGAAATATGCCGCCCTGTCTTTCAAGGTCTGCAATTCGTCATCATCTAACGCCCATTTAGCCCTTTCAAGCAAAGCACATCGGCAATTTACTACTTCTGCCGCCGCACCGTCAGGGTCAGAGGGGAACATAAGCCCATTTGAAAACGGCTCATCTATTTCTCTGATTTCACCGTCAACGGCTCTGTGACTGTCTCGTGTTTTTCCGTCAAGTGTTGCATCCCATTGTTTAACAATTTTACAGCCCTTTTTCTTTGCTTTTACGCATGTGTCATAGGCTGATTGATTGTTTATTCGGTTGCCCTCTGTCCTTGTTATCCTGATTGCGTTGTTATAACCGATATTTGTTATTTTTTTTAGGTTATTTGCGATTATGTTATAACTTGTATTTGTCGCTATGCCTCTGCTGATTTCCTGTGATATTTTCTTTTTTAGTTCTTTTGTATCTTCGCCAAGCCTTGTATAAAGCCCCTCGGATATTTTACTGTCAAGGGTGATTGCTCTTGCGATTTCTTCCTGATTTATCGGTAAAATCAACGGAATGCCTTGCTGTTGTAAAGAGTACATAACCGACAAAAAGCCGTCATTGTAGCATTGCTCCAAATATTCGGTTATTGTTGTAAACTCATTGACTTGTAATTCGTTCAGAATTGCCTCAATTTGCCCCTTTAATGCCTGTTGATATTGCTTTTGATATATTTTAGACTGCGCCATTGATTTTAACATTTCAATGTCTTTTTCATCGGCTGTGTCAATCATATCTTGTATTTGAATGATTGATTTTTGCAATTCTTTTGTCTTTTCTTCAATATCTTTCAGACACTTTTCATAAACCGATTTTAATTTTTTTATTACTTCTTTTTCGCCGTCAATGGTGTTTTGCAATATCTCTTTTTCATACTTTTTCATTGTTCACCTGTGCCGGGTTATTGAGCCGTAACCGCTTTATTCAATGCCTGCTGCGCTTGTATTGTCTGCTGTTCCTCTTTTGCTTTTTCAATGTCCGCTTTTACTTTCGCATAATCAATGTCCAATTCGTCACAAACCGCCTTTATAGCCTCATCTTCACCGATTACGCCTGCAACATTCAGAAGTGTATTGATTTTTACCATTTTTGTATTTGCTTTTGTTGCTTGAATGCTTGCGTTTTCTGCTTCATTTACCATTAAATTGCGCTCAAAATCAAACTTTACATCGTTCAACTGATAATCTGTGCCGTGCTGTGTGTTGATTTCGTCAATTACAACTTTCAACACCTCTTTCAACATTCTTTTCAGCCTTTTTTCAAGTTTGTTCGCTTTCATATCCAAAAGGGAGTAGGCGGATTTGATTGCAATGTTTGTTGTCGCACTTGTATCTTTCAGTCCTGCCATATTCAAGCCAAAACCAAAACGATATATTGCTTTCTCGTCTGCCTCTGCTTTTGCTTGCCTTGCCTGATACGGTATATTGACTGTTTTAATATCTATACCGCCGCCGACATCCACACCGACAATTTTTTTAGTTTTTAAGTTTTGTTGCAATTCGTTCAAATCATCGCCCTGAAACCCTGTTACAACATGCAAAGGCGTATCAAAGTCCGTGACATTGTTTGACAATCCGCACATCATCAAATCATAGTCATCAATTAGGGCTTTAATAGGCTTTAATCCGCTTATCTGCTTTCTGTTGTTATCTAAACGCCAAAAAGGCATAAAGCCCAAATTCTCGTATTTTAGACTGCCTGTGTCATCGTCTGTATAAAGCACATGAGGGCGTGGATTGATTTTTGCATCTGCATCTAATACTATTTCGCCGCTGTCAACCTGTTCGTAATAGTATGTCTCTGCATCATCCCAAACCTGAATTTTTCTAACGATTTTTGTGCCTTTTTCAACTCTGTCATTATAATAATAAATGATATGTGCGCATTTATCGTCCGTGTCCTGCTCTCTAACTTCAATTACGCCCATACTGTCAGCCGCTTCAAAGCACAATCTGTCCTCGCCGTTCTTAAAAGCGTACATATAACCAAAACCTTTTGTATATGTATCGGTTAAGAGTTCGCCGCATTCTTCCCAAAACCGCTCGTCAAAATATAAATCCAAGTAGTCCTGTAAACCGTCTGTGCCGTCTTTTGCCTGTATAGGATTTTCGTCAAAAGACAGCATGTGCGCTGTCAACTGGTCTGTCAGTTCGGTAAAAAACGGATGCGGTATTTTTACATTTGAGCGGTATTTATCTTCCTGAATATTTCCGTCTGCATCAAAGTAAAAAAATCTGCTGTTTAATATATCGTGGTCGCCCTCATAATAACGCATACCGACTTTTGCATAATTCTTTTTACTTGACACAGCATCTTCATCTATGAATTGTTTTATTTCGCCTGTTGTCAGCATTAAAAACCCTCACTTTTGCGTTAATTGCTTTTATAATCAAATTTAGCCCCTCAAATACAGGCTAAAATCATTTTATGGTAAAAGTATATTAAAAAAACATAATGCCGTTATAAGCCAAATTTACAGGCTTAAATCACATTATGCTTAATTGTTAAAAATCCACTTGCCAATACAACGAATATGTGCAATATCCGCAGGAGGTTAGCCAAATGAACAAAGCTACTGTATTGTTACAAGTGGGGGATAATAGCATTTTATTTTTTTAGTACAGCCATGAGCCTCTCGGTTTAGGATTTTCATATACGCCTGTAATTGCATCGGGCGCATCATCATGAGCATTTTTGCCCTCTTTCTGATAGCGCAACATGCTTTCCGCAAATTCCGCCCATCTGTCCAACCAATTTTCAGGATAGTACACATTTGCCATCACACTTGCGCTGTTTGAGAAAATCCTTGCCTGCTTGTTTTGTGTCTGATGAAACCATTGCACATTCGTATGTGAATTTCCCAACTGCTTTAATTCTCTTTGTACATTTCTTGCAAAACCTCTGCCGCCGTTGTTACTTTCTATCAAGGCGCATCCGATTTTGTCCTTTGTGAGCATTTTAGCCGTTTGCGGCTCTGTGACTTCCATAGGTGATTTTGTATAAAGAATATCAAGTATGTAGTACTCGCCGCTGAATGTCACGCCGTAATTGACAGAACATAAAAAGTCATCGCCTGTATCTGCCGTATCTGTGTAATTTAGCAAATACTTAAATTCCGGCTTTGTTGTGTATGTTTTGAATTGTGTGTACAGCCTGCCTTTAATATCCATAGGCTCTTGCTGATAGTTTGCTGATATGATTTCTTTTGATATGGATTTTATCTTAAAAGCATAATCCGCCGCATTTAACACTTCATCGCATAGCATACTGCCGTTTTCCTGCAATGCTTTATAGTTTATATGCCTGACATTTTGATAATTTTTGAGAATATATCCTGCAAGGTCATTTGTTGCCCACCTTGTCATAATAATAATCAATTTGAAGCCGTTTTCCGTTCTCGACAGCATTGTATTATTAAACCAATCCTGATGAGACAGTAAAATATTATCGTTGTATGCCTCTGCGCTTGATTTGATAAGGTCGTCAATTACCATTATGTTACAACCAAAGCCTGTTGCCGTACCTTTGGGCGATGTTGCAAGATAATTTGTTTGATTACTGCCCTCTAACGCCCATTTCGATGCGCTCGCTTCACCGTATTTGATTTTTGTGTTCGGGAAAATGTCGCTATATGACAAAATTCCCTCTGTTTTTTCTTCCCAAATTGTATCTCTTACTTGTTTTGCAAAGGTTGTTGATAATGTTTCATTGTATGAGCCGGTCATAACCTTTAATTTTGGATTTATACCGAACAGCCATTCAACCAATAGTGTAGCCGTTCTGCTCTTTCCATGTCTCGGCGGCATGTTTATTACAATAACCTTTTCATCGCTTTCGATAAAATTCTGTAATTGTGTGCATAAGTCTTTCAGATATAGCCTATCTTCTTTGTAAAAATCAGGCGCAAGCAATTTGCAATATTCCCAAAAGTCACGCCTTGCAAGTTCCAATTTTGCCTGATAAACTAACTCGCTAAACTTCATCGGCGGATTTTCCTTCGCCCATTGCTATTATCTGTCTCAATTCTTCTGCACTCAATTCAGACATCGGATTTTTTACGGTTGCTTCTAACTGCACTTTATCAATAGGCTTATCTCCATTCAATGCTAAAAGCATTTCTATTGCTTTCAAATCACCTTTTAGGGCTTTTTGTACTAACTGCAAAACAATAGCCTGCTGAACAGAAATATTTTTGCCTTTTATAGCCATAAAGTTTTTAATTGCATCTATATCCGCAACTTTTCCGTTTTTCAACGGCATTTTGAGAAATATATCAATTATTTCTTTTGTCTCTTTTTTCCGCTTTCTGACCTCTGCGGATTTCAAGCCGCCTTTTCTGCCTAATTCTGCCCTGCGTTCAGGCGGCATATTGCTAAACTCGTTCAGAGCCATAATGTCACCCCCCCTTTTTAGCGCAAAATAAAAGTCAAGGTATAAAAAACCTTGACTTTTATGAAAACCGTTTATTTGCCCTTTTTAGCCGTTTTCTTGCCTGTTGATTTCTTTGCCGTTTCTGTTTTTGCATCGTTCATAAACTGTTTCCTTATACTCGGTGGAAAATACGATACAGGCTCACTATAAACTATTTTTTTTGCTGTCTTTTTTTCTGCCATAAATTAAATCCCCTTTACGCCTAACATTTCATTCATAACATTAACAATAGCACGGCTCTCTCTTTTTGCTTTATTGCCGTTGCAATATACATCGCTAAATGCCTCTGCTATTGTTTCGCCGCTGTTTTCTTTTGCATATCCGCTGATATTGCCCTTTTTGATTGTTTTGCCTAATTTCTTAGAAGCCTTAGATACTACATCATTTGCCGTGCTGTCAAACTGCGCCCAATTTCCGCCTGCAATTTTAGCCGTCAACTGATGCCCTAACTCATGCGCCATAACAGCCTCAATGCCTGATTTATTACCGTTGCTCGGATGATAGCCCATATCAACACATTTTTTATATGTTGCATTCATTTTCTCATTGTTCATATATGCTTTATTTATCGCTATGTTACCATTGCTATCTGCATATCCTAACACATTGCTATCTTTTCCTTTTAGCGTTGCAATTTGCGTATCAACTTGCAATCCGTATATATCATAGATTTCTATGATAGGCTGATATGCTAAATCAATTTCACCGCCTGTATAATTGCCTCTTTCTGTGAGCATATCTTGAACATCGACAATATTTTTAGGATTTATACCTGTTGAATGTCCGCCGCCTGCCTTACTTCCACTTGCACAACTTCCCATATATATTTTATCCCTTTCTTTCAGTTTTTTCAATGCTTACAAATCAAAATCTTTATATTCAGGTACTTTATAGCCTGCTGATTTTATTTTGTTCTTAATTGTATCAGTTTTCATATTTCCGTTTGTTATACCTTTAACGCCTAATGAGCGTGCATATTCTTTTAATGCGCCATTATATAACAAGCCTTTACTTGCCGTTTGAGGTTTACCAATCGCAGATTTCGGAAACCAACTTTGAACCGTACCGTATTCAGTATTCCATTTTACTAATACAGCCTTTTCTGTTTCTCGTTTAACCGTTCCAAAAAATTCTAATCCGACTGCGTATCTTTCACCCTCATTCAAATTTTGACTTAAAATCTTAAAATCAATTGTTGTGCTATCAACTTTATCACCAACTTTTAATGACAAACCAGTCGGTTGAGCATTTGGCGATACACTATTTTTCTTTATAAAATCTTTTGCAATATTCAAAGCCTTGTTTTGAGCCTTTACAATTCCGCCGCCCTTGCCGCCTGATTTACAACTTCCCATATCTCTAACCTCTAAATATTTCTTTCTGCTCTCTTAACCATTCAATGCGTTCTCCGCCAATTTCCCACATCAACTGTTCAAAAGATTTGCCGATACACTTTTTAGCCCAAGCCTGATTTTGACCTATTGCCTTAAACGGCTGATATGTGTCTGTTGCTTTCATTGCTTCTGTTGCCTGCGGTGTAATTTCATCGTATGCAATGTGTGACACATTAAAAATATTCGGCTTAAAGTCATCTAAACTGTCACAACCGCAACAATTCAGGTTATCGCCCATAAAGTCAAGCCCTGCCTCTGAACATAAAAAAACAATGCCGTTTTTATGACATTGCTCTTTCAATTCTTTGTATTTCGGATATAAAAAGTCATTCGGGAATTGATAGGTACTTCCATACCTTGTCATTCCTTTTTGTTTTTTCAGACTGTAAAACGCCGATACACTTATCGCATATACGCCTGCATCTTTATATCTCGGTATTTCTCGCATTATGTCTTTGTGACAGTCCGGGAAATACGGTCTTACTCTTACAACAATTCTTTTTATTTTGTCTGATAAAAATTTTACCGCTTTTAATCGTTCTTCATAAGACGGCGCACCCTGCTCTAATTTATCATATTTTGAACACGCCATTGATACTTGCAAAACTACATTACATTTTTGTATCAATGATAAATACGGCTCTTCCGTCAACATGCCCGGATTTTTTGTTGATATAATAAACGGATAGCCTGTTTCAGCAAAGATTTTCAAACAATTCAAACTGTGTTTGTACTTTCTTTCAAGCGGCTGAAATGGGTCTGAATTTGCGCCCCAGTGCAACGGTATATCCCAATCACACCATTTTGTTTCAAAGTTCCTTTTGCCGTTTATAAAGTTCAATAGTGACCTTGTTGTATTTTTGCCTTCTATGTCATCTATTGAGTATTTATGTTTGACATAACAATATTTGCACGCATGCTCGCAACCTTTATATGTGTCAAAATGAATAGGATAATCGCATGTCAAACATTGTGAGCCGCACTCAATCATTTTTTTCCGCCTCTCTTATTATTGTTTCGACAATATCATTTTGATGCTTTTTCAAATAACTTATAATTTCCGTTTTCTTTTCAATCGGAAATGTAAAAGTCTTTTCAAAATAATCTCGCTCGTCTTTTTCTAAACTGTAACCGTCTAATTCGTCTAAATCATCTATTGAAAACCGTTCAAATCCGAAATCTGACATGTCAAAATCTACAATATCGTCAAGTTCGTCATTCAGCAAATTAAAATCCCAATTTGATTGTTCGCTTACCTTGTTATCTGCCAATCTGAATGCTTTTACCTGTTCCGGCGTTAGTTCGTCCGCCAAAACGCACGGTATTGATTTGTAATTAAGGTTTTGACACGCTTTGTACCTTGTATGTCCTGCAATAATAACGCCGTCTTTATCAATAACAATCGGTACTTGAAAACCAAATTGTTTTATACTTTCAATCACATACTGTACGGCGGCATCGTTATTTCTCGGATTTTTTTCATACGGCTTTATTGTATTTATATCTCTCTCAATTACTTTCACTTTTTCACCGCCTTTTTATGTTCATATCTCTGCGCCCACCCCTGCTCGACATGTTTGATATTTGTTTCCCAAAAAATAAAAACCGCATCTCTGCGGTTTATTTTCATCCATTTTAATCATATCACGCTTTGTCTATTAAATGTTTTACAAAAAAGTCAAAAAACATACAAAAAAGTCACAAAATCAAAACTTTTTATCAATGTTGTGTTGCAAATAATACCATTTACCGACTTTATAGCCTCTTTCAATAAGATTTTCATTCTGTTCTTTTGTTTTGTAAAAACTGCAAGTGTCTGAATGTGCGCAAATACAGTTTGTCAATGCTCTGCATTTAGGCGTTGTCTTTGTGCCGACATAAGCAAAACAATCATATCTAATCATTTATTTGTTTCCTCTCTTTTGTCTAAAATTTTTTGAACACTTTTTAATGCTCTGCCGTGAATTGTCGTACTCCATGAATATGATTTGTCATATTTAGCGGATACATCATAAAAAGTTAAATTCTGAACATATATCATGTGTAGTGTGTCATATTCAACTGTGTCTAATTGCTCAATCGTGCTTATGATTTCTTGTCTGACTGATATAAGTTCTTGCAATCGTTTCTCAAGTTCTTTTTCAAGTTCAATATATTTGCCTATCGCATTTGCCATTCTATCAGGATTTACGCTTGTTTGTACTCTTTCAGAAAAGAGAGAAGAGGATGCCCCCTCTGCCGCCGCCTGCAACTGCTCTATTTCAATTTTTTTATTTTCAATAAGAGTGTTGAGTTTTTTTATTTGTTTCAAATAAGTTTTTGCTTGCATGTTGTTACATTCCACCTCTCGCTTTTTTGATTTTACAGTTCCTTAATGTTATTAAATCTGTAATTTTTCTTTGCATCCTGCTTAATTGATAAACAGTAATTGCCGCTTTCACTTTTGCATTTTTCGGCAATTCTGCCGCTGATTGCTTCGTCAATGTTTATCAAGTCGTTCAAAGTACACTCACTTGATATAATCGTAAACGGCAAATTTTTATTATAGCGATAATTCAATATTTCAAATGCAAGGTTTATGTCCGCTGTTGTAGGTCTCTGCGGTACTCCGTCCGCTCCTTTGCCTGTTTTGAATAAATCGTCAATATATAGAACATCCGCATTTTTTATTTCGTTAATCAAGGCTTCGTATTCCTCGTTATTGTTTATTGATGCTTTAATTTTGACAATTTCATCACGCCAAAGCATGTATTTTGTATCATAGCCCATTTTTAACAATTTAATTGCTATTGCCGTGCAAATATGCGTTTTGCCGCATCCGCTCTGACCGCCTATAAAAAACCATTTACCTTTGCCGTTTTCGATATAACTTATCGCATCTGTTTTTATCTGTTTCTGAAATTCATTCCCGACCGTGAAATTATCGAATGTGTATTTTTTAACTGTGTCTTTCAGTCCGCTTTTATTCAGGCGTTTTATTGCCTTTCTAACCCTTTGACATTTGCACATTACGAATGTTTCATAATATCTGCCGTCATATTCCTTGACTTCGTATAATCCGCCTTTATTAAGGCATAAAGGGCAATTATATCCGTCAATTTCATTCAGATTTCCGTTTTCTTTGTTCAGTCTTTCACAGCGCATTTTCATTAAATCGACTGCGCTGTTACAAGATTGTTCCGACATCTCCGTATTTGTCATTTTTTACTGTCCTTTCATCTTCAACATAGTTTTTATCAAGATAATCAATATATCCTGAATTAAAGAATGTACTGCCGTTTTGCGCCTTTCGCCAACTGTCTTTTTTTAGGTCATTAACATACCTGTCAATCGCTCGTTTCATTTCGTCATATCCAATTTTATAGATTGCTTTTTTCTTTGCATCGGATATTTGACCTTTTCCTTTTTTTTTCGGATAAAGTTTCCACAGCCTTTCAAACAGTTCATTTATTTCCGTTGAGCCTGTTTTTTTCATCTTTTCTTCTTCGCTTTGCACATCATTTTGAGCATTTTTTGACTGTTCAATGCACATAGTATTATCTATATTATCTATATCTAATTCTATATCTATATCTGTTGCGTTACCTTGCGTTACTTGTAGCGTTACATCATTAGTTGTGCATTTAGGTAATGATTTTTGCCTTTCTCTATATCTTGAAACACGGTTTCTTGTTTGCTCTCTTACTTTTTCAAGCCCCTGTACATTTTGATATTTTTCCCAATTAGTAATTTTTAGGAAGTCGTCAACCCTTTCAATCATTTCAAATTTTTCAAATGTTGTTAAGGCTAACTGTACAGTCGCTAACGGCATATTAAATTGAGCGGCTAATGTTTGCTCGGTATATGGGATATTTGTTGTCAAATAAATTTGACCGCTGTCGTTCGTCGTGCCTGCAAGACATAACAATTTTACCCATGCCACAATAATAGCGTAGCCCTCTGGCATAGTTTCAATTACTCTAATTTTTCGGTTATTGAATATGTCTGTTGTAATCTTTATCCATTTAACATCAGCCATAAAATCGCCCCCTTAATCATCAATCTGTATCAGTATAATGAAAATCACCGTAAAGATTATTATCAAGATAATCGTTATCGCTTTCAGCCTTATAATTGTGTTCATTGATTATTTCCTCAATCCGCAATAAAGTATGTTTCTTTACGGCAGGCGGCAGGAAGCCCCACCGCCAAGAAATCATCGCTATTGTGAATGTTTGCACAATCAGCAATAGAAAAACTGTTATAATTGCACCGCAAATATATAGCATAGCCTGTGTCATATTATAGTCTCCTTTAATACCCACCGTTTAAGTTCATAGTCATAATAAATCAAGTATTTAACATCAGGCTTTAACTGCTTTTTGAACGGCTGATATTCCGTCAATTTGCTGTCTGTTTCAATAACAACAAAAGCATTTGATTTAGGTGTAGGCTTCGTTTCCTGCTCCTCTCTCAACTGAATATATCTTTCAAAATCTGTCATTATTTATCGCTCCAATCTAACCGCTGACCGCAAACATCGCAATAGTAACTTTCCCAACTCTCAAAAAAGAATGAATTGCAACTCGGGCAACGCCTTTTGTCTGTAACTTTCAACGGCACTTGTTTTTTAAGTGCTATTGTGCAGTTAATCATATCGTCAAATGTGAAATCTGGTAGTATAACATTTGCATTTAGCAATGTAACAAAAAGTTCGTGTGTGCTTTTCATTGTTATTTCAGTATTCATATTTTTTACCTACCACTTTTTTCACACAGGTTGACAATTTTGCGTGTACTACTTCACAAACCAAGCAGTATTCAGGTCTACCAAAGTGAGCATATTCATCACGCATTCCTGCCAATATATCATCAAACCTATCCGCAAAATCTTTTATGGCTTCGGCTCTAATTTCTTTTTCAAGCCTTTCATACACTTCTATTTGTTTAGTGTCTTTCAACCTTTCAATCTCTGCTTGCTGTCTGTTGATAAGGTTAAGGGAATCCGTTAGTATTTTGTCTGAACAATCCCTATCTGGCATATAAGGGCATCCAGTACAATTGTATGTTCCGTTAGTATGAATTGCCAAAGCCTTTATAATTTCTTTATCTGTCATAATCTGTTACCTCACTAACAAACAAATAATAAGCCCAAACGAAATAGCATTTGTATACCAAATCCGAAATAGCAGTTTTCTTAACTCTTCAAACTGTCTTTCCGTCATTTTCCTCAACCTCTCTTTCAAGCCATTGTTTTATACATCGGATACAATGCGTTTCTTCGCAAAAGAAACAATCCATACTCGGTATTTCATAATCTCTTTCAAACACTTTACGAGTAAGAAACTCCGCCATTTCATCAATCGTCATATTTTTGATTTTTTCAAAGTTTGTCATTCGCCGTCACCTCGCCATTGCCACTTAGTCAGCACTTCATTCCTCGGATTTAAGCAATCCTCACAGTAACTCTCGTCATCATCAGAGAAATGCTTACAAGTCGGGCAACATTTGTGTATGTCACCCTTTGCTTTTTCAAGCCTGTTTCTCAATTTTTCAATCAAATCAAAAGTACCCCAACAATCAACTTTGTAATGTTCACACGCATAACAATATGTTTTATCACAATCGGACGCTTTTTCAATCAATTCAAGTGTTGTCATTTTGCTTTACCTCTTTATTTCAATTCAAGTTGAACAGAAAAGTTATTTAACATCTGTTCCTGCGCCGCTTTATAGAATTTCTTATCTATTTCAAAGCCGTAACTGTTACGGTTTAATTCATAAGCCGCTCGCAATGTTGAGCCGCTTCCTGCGCAAGGGTCAATTACCACATCGCCCTCGTCCGTGAATATTTCAATCAACTGTTTCAAAAGGTTAATCGGTTTCTGTGTCGGGTGTAGTTTCGGATATTTTCCGCCGTCTCTTTCCCACTTAAACCAATTAAAAATCATCTTGCCGCCATTGTTGAATTTCGGCAATTTATCACGGTATAAGACAACCGCAAATTCTGTTGCTCCGACAATTCGCATATTCGCTTTTAACACCTGCGCCGAATAGTTTTTGATAAAGAACAGCGGATAATTGTTCATAAATCCGTATTTTTTGCCGTACTCAATGACTGTCTGTATTTGCTCAAATGCGCAAAATACAATCATTGCCGGGGCTTTTCCTGTCTCTTTCGGCTCAGGCTTCAATAAGCGACTGCAAAAGTGCATATACTCGGCAATTTTGAAATTGTTGTCCGTGTTAAAAAACTGCTTGCCTGCAAGTTTGCTTTCGCCGTTGCTGTTATCTCCGCCGTTATACCACATCGGGTTTGAAGCAAAGGCATTTACGCCGATATTGTACGGAATATCCGCAATAACAAGTTGTGCTTTCGGTATGTTATATCGCTTGTAATTTTGAAAATTGTCATTGTAAAGTTCACAAGCAATTTTCTTTTCTCTTCTGATAATTTGATTTTCAGCCATTATTTCATACCCCACTTTTTTCTGATTTCGGAAGCGTGCGCCTTTACAACTTCGGCTTTGTCTAAATCAAGCATTATTTCTTCGCTGAACAATCTGTTCATCTCGTCTTCGATAGCCTGCGCCAATTTCGGCTGTTTTGTCTGTGCCACCAAGCCGTCAGATACATTGTAAAGCCGGACTAAAAACATCCACCCTGCAAAGTTAAATCCGTGCGGCACTCCTTCTTCATATCCGTATTTATAGCCTTGATTATAGGCTATCTGCGGGTTACTGCTTATTCTTTTCGCCATGATTACCGCCCCCTTTGTAATGTTCAATATCAGTTATGTCGCTGCAACTTGCTCTTACAAGTTTGTCGATTGCACGGCCTATGTCCTTTTCGCCCCAGCCGTTCATTGCGCACAATCTGTTCAGATGCCACAATGTTTGAGCGGTGACAACTATTGATATTCGTCTTAAATTCTTTTTGTTGCTCTGTTTATATTTCATTGATTTTAATTCCGTGTACATATAGCATAAGTTTTCGCTTTATGATGTAGTCCTTTGTCCTATATCCTTTCGTATCCTCGACAACCGTTTTGCCGTTTTGGGTATATACAAAATCCGCCTTATATGCGCATTCTCTTTCGACAGTTTTTCCGTTTATTTTTTGAGAGGGGATAAGTACAAATTTGACCTGTGTTTTCAAGTTTTGAATTGCGCCTGCTCGTTCAAGCAAACGCAATTCGTTATACCTTGCCGCTTCTTTTTTGCTGTCAAATTTAATGCCATTCACGACAGCCTTTTTGTTTCTGTATTTAGTCATCAAATACACCTTTTGACACAGCCTCGCCGTAGCTCATTCCCAATTCAGAGCAAATACTGACTATTTCAGACCAACCTTTTTTTACATCGGTTTTTTGCTTTTTAGGCTTATAGTATTTTCTTTGACATTCCAATTTGTTAATACGCCTGCAATCATCAGAGCAAAATTTTGCTTGCAATGTTCCGGCAATAAACTCTTTGCCGCAAATCGCACATTTCATTGTGTATTCGTGCTTCTGTTTCAAAACGGCAAGTCACCCCCGAAATCGTCTGTAACCGGGTAAAATTCGCCGTATTGCCCTGTTTGCGCTGTCTGTGTGTTTGTGTATACACTAACAGATGCCGTTGACTGTGTTTCTGCGCCGTTTCTGCTCTCGCAAAACTCATGTTCATTGACAATCACATCTGTTGTATAGTGTGTTACGCCGTCCTTTGTATATGAGCCTGTCTGCAATGTGCCATTTACGGCTATCTTTATGCCTTTTTTCAAAAATCTTTCAACAAATTCCGCCGTTTTGCCGAATGCTTTACAGTTCAGAAAATCGGCTTCCTGCGTTCCGTCCGGCTTTTTCGGGCGGTTGATTGCAAGGGTGTACCTTGCAATCTTTGTACCGCTTTGCGCAACTGTAATTTGTGGGTCTGCCGTCAATCTGCCAATTCCAAAAAATCTATTCATTTTTTACTCCTTATCAACCGAATAATGTGTTTTCAATGTCATTCGCTGTGTTTGTCTGCGCTGAATTATCCGAAATTGATGTAGTCTCTGCATCCGCCGTAAATGTCGGTTGTTCAACAGGTGTAATATCAATCACCGTGTCGTCAACGCCCTGTTCTTCTGCTATGTACATTGCCCCCATATCAGTCGGGAATGCTTCTCTTAATGCCTGCGCTAATGCAACCTTTTTAATCATTGTTGCAGGCTTTTTAGCCCATTGCGAATTGAGAGTGCCGTCCTTTTTTCTTCCTGCGTATTCGTCAAAACTGACCTCAACTCTGTAACTGTGCGCCCTGTCTTTGCGCCATACTTCCGCCCAACCGCCGACAATAGTTTCATATTGACCTATGAAAAAACTGCCTGTGCGATATGTCAAATCACCGTCCGCATTAACTGTTATAACGCCGCTCTGCTGACCGTCATACGCCGGATGCCTTTCGGCTCTTTTCTGCAATGCTTCTTTTGCTGTAACCATTGTTGCAGGCTCATTTCCGTATTTAATGCAGTAGGCTTCTTTCAGCCACGGATTTAATCCGTTAAATTTACAGAGGTTTATGAACATAACAACCTCTTCCATTGTCACTCTTTCCTTGTCGCCGCTGACAAGATAGTTTCTGACAATTTCAGGCGACAAATCAACCTTTTTACCGTCCGCCTCGTATGTCACCATTTGCTTATTTTTGCCCTGTGTTTTCGTCAAACTGTTCTGTATTGCCATATTTTTTTACTCCTTTTCAATCATTCAACAATTTTTCTATTTCATCTTCGGGTTTTAATCCCAAATCTACCGCAAATTTTATATCATGTTCTGTGAAACAATCTTTCAGTGTTTCTACTAAACACGCTAAATCTGATAAAACATCAGCCTTTGTTCCGTTGATATCTACATATCCGTTTTCAACTTTAATCATTTCCTTTTACCTGTCCTTTCTGTATATCAAGCCTTTGTGTCAATCGACCTTTAACGGCTCAAATTCAATGTTTCTGCTGTCAAAAAATATTTTTAATGCTTTCGCATCATCATTGCTCAAATAAGCCTTAAAGCCTATCCATTGCCTTTTTATTTCGGGCTGTATGTTTTCCCTTGTTTCTGAAATAATCGGCTCTGTGACCGTTTCTGCCGCCTTTACGCTTGCCTGTGCCTGTTCCTTTGCAACTTGAATACTGTGCATGCGCTGTGCCTCTGATATAGCCGTGTTTATGTCAAGTGTCTGTTTGTACACTTCAATCGCCTCAAAACTAAATTCCGGCAATTTTTCAAGTGTCTGAATTGAGCCGTTGACAGTGTCAATAATCATTAACATGTCCGTTTTAACACGGCTCATTGTCGTGCTTGCATTTAGCCAACTGTTGATAAAAATGCGGTCAAATTCAAGCCATTCAGGCTTTTCAAGGGTGTTCCAATACTGTTTAATTGCATCAAGTTTTTCAGCCTTTTTTGTTTCTTCAAAAGCCTTAACCTGACTGTCAATCATTGCAATCGGCTCATTTACAAGGCATACAATCTCTTTGATTTCCTTTTCAAATTTTTCATACGGCGCAAGGCATTGTTTTTTAATTTCTTTGCGTTTACTTTCCAAAGCCTGCTCAAATTTGTTCAGGGTTGCTTTGTCCGCTTTTGCCTCTTTCACTTGTTCGTCTGTATAAACAAGTGTTTTATAGTATTGCATTTTGTCTGCAACTTCTTTTTTTATTTCGTCGTAATTCCACGAAATATCCTGCATTTCTGCATTTTGATTATAGATAACCAAATTCATACTTACTGTCCTTTCTTTTTGTTTTTTTATATTTCAGGCAATATAAGCGGCGGCTCTGTGTCCGTCTCAACATATCGCCAAAAATCCCGACATGCCGACATCAAATATTCAATGTCCGTTTCAACTTCTTCTCTGTCAATTCTGTAATGCTTTGTTTCAAGCCTTACATCATCGTCAATTACTGTTTTTATTTGTGCTTTCAGAATAGCAAAATCCGCTTCCATAACGCCCATATAAAAGAGTATTTGACAATAATAATTATCCGGTATTCTGTCTTTCCATTTCAGCCTTTGACTGCCTTGTTTTATTTCGGTTGTCTTTATTTCCAAGATGCCGTGATTTCCGTTTTCGTCAATTATCCAACCATCAAGGCTGACCCTTGCAAACGGATATTTTGAATTTACAAAACTGTTATTCTCTTGATACAGAACATAGAATTGCGGAAAATCTAACTTGAATAACTCACGCAAATAGCATTCCGCCTGTGTGCCGTATTTAACATAGGGCTTGCCTGAAATATCAGTAGCCTTTATTCGCCCGGTTTTTTCTTTCCATAAATCAACATTACTTTTATACGGATTTGCGCCGATAACAGCGGATGCATCACTACCGCCAAGCCCTTTTTTTCTGTTTTCCGCCCATTGTTCACGGCTTTCATAGACGGTCAATTCAATGCTCATTTATGCGCCTTTCTTTTTGCTCTTTTCTTTGCCTGTTCTTTGTAATATGCGTTCTCTGACAGAAAAACGAATATCACCGATACAACCGCAAAGAAAAGCATTTGTAAAAGACATCGACCAAAACCGAAAAAGTCTTGCTCATAGCCGCCGAGCGTTCCAACGATAGCGACCATGTTAAATATTGCTAACATTTGCAAAATTATGACTTTCATTTTTTTACCTCATTTCCGTTGATAAATTTTTCAAATTGTTCTCTGCCTATCCAGTATGTCCATTTGCTTGACATCTTTACCGCCTTACCGAACGGCAACAATCCTCTTTGTAACCCGATGCGCACAAACTGTTCAGACACGCCCATTTCAGCGGCAACCTCTTTAATTGTCATTCTCATTTTTACTGTCCTTTCTGTGCTAAAAGCACAATCGAATTACAAAAAAATAATATCATCAACTGACATTCCGTAAATAGCAGCAAGTGCTTTACCTGTCGTTATATCAGGCTGTGTTGCCTTATTTTCATAACTTGCAAGAGTATTTATGCTAATTTTAATGCCTTTTTCATTCAATAGTTTTATTACATCAGGGCGAGTGTAGCCTTTGTTTACTCTAGCGGCTTTTAATGTTATTGCCATTATGTCACTTCCTTTCTGTTGTCTGTGCTTTTAGCACAGTTTTATGATAAACCATAAAAACGAAATTGTCAATACTAAAAACACAATTATTTTGCTTTTTTGATTGATTTTTTGTGCTTTAAGTGTATAATATAAAATAAAAGAGGTGATATAATGGATAATAAAAAAATATTTGCCGAAAACCTAAAAAAGCAAATGGAATTAAAAGAAAAAAGCAGAAAAGATATTAGTGAAGCATTGGGAATTAGTTACTATACAGTGACCGATTGGGTAACAGGAAAAAAATATCCGAGAATGGATAAAGTCGAGATGCTGGCTGACTATTTCGGAATACTAAAATCAGATTTGATAGAAGAAAAGACAGAAAAGGAATTGCAAACGGCGGAAAAAAATAATGCCCTTGCGGACATTATTGTTAAAATGCGTACAGACGATGATTTTTTGAGCATCGTAAAATTGATTTACAGTTTAGACGAAAATCAAATTAAAGCCGTCAAACAGATGCTAAATGCTTTTATCAAGTAAACGCAATATTAAATCTAATAATTCAATATCATTGCATTTTTGTAATTCAATTATTATTTGCTCAACTAATTTATTTTTCGACATGATACAGCCCCTTTTCTTTTGTAAAATTCAAAATTCTATTTTATTTTACAATATTCAATCTGTGAAATTTATCGAAAATTGACGATGCTTTTCAAAAAATTTTGATAAAGGAGTGATTTTATGAAATTGCCTAACAGTTACGGCTCTGTTTATAAGTTATCAGGAAAAAGGCGCAAACCCTTTGTAGCAAGAAAAACGATAGGGTGGAAAGATAACGGACAGCCGATATATCAATATATCGGTTACTATGAAAAAAGGGCGGATGCATTAGAGGCTCTGGCAAACTATAATAAAGACCCTTATGACATAGTAAACGGAAAAATGACTTTTGCGGAATTATATGAAAAATGGTCGGCTGTACATTTTGAAAATATCTCAAAGTCAAATATAAACGGTACAAAAGCCGCTTATAAACTTTGTGCGACTATTCAAAAAATGAATATACATGAAATAAAACTGTCACACTTGCAGTATGTAGTTGATAATTCAGGCAAAAACTATCCGACACTTCGTAAAGTAAAAGTAATGCTTGGGCTTATGTATGATTTTGCCGTAAAGAATGAAATATTAAAAAAAGACAAAAGGGATATGATTTCATATATTGATATAAGTAAAGCAGGCAACCCGAACGCACTTGACAGAAAACCTTTTACAAAACCCGAAATAAAAAAACTATGGGATGCAGTCAACGAAAACGAAATATTCCAAATACCGCTGATTTTAATATATACCGGATTGAGAATAGGCGAATTTTTCAACATAAAAAAAGAAGATGTGCATCTGAATGAACGATATTTTGTTGTAACAGCATCAAAAACAGATGCAGGATTGAGAGAAGTGCCGATTGCAGAAAAAATAGTGCCGTTTTTTGAGAACTGGTTATCAAAAGAGGGTAAATACGCATTCCCGAACAGCAAAGGGAATAAACATACAGATAGAGCGTTCAGAGACGGCTGGTGGATGCCGATGATGAAAGAGTTAGAAATGGAAAATCACCGCCCACACGATGCAAGACATACATGCGTTTCCCTTTTGACAGAAGCAGGCGTTGACGAACGAATTATAAAAAAGATTGTAGGTCATAAAGGTGAGGGAGTGACACAGCAAGTTTACACTCACATTGATATGCCGTATAAATTAGAAGCAATTAACATGATTTGATTTTTTGTCACTAACTTGTCACTATCGTGTCACTAACCGTTAAAAATTCACGGCTTTTTACAGGCTTTTGATAAATAGCACAAATAGAAAAAACCCCGAAAAACAGCGATTTTTCGGGATTTTTTGATTTCCTGTAATTCCTTTTGATTTATCTCTTTGATAATTTTGTACCGCCTAAAATAAAGGATTTTTCGGCTTTTTGTCACTAATATGTCACTAATAAAAGGCAATTTATAAATGATTAGAGCCGTTTTAATTAGAGAATTTTACTTTTTTGTAAATCCACATTTGCTATTTTATGGAAAATGATTTATAATAAAAATGTACAGATTTCATCTGACAACAATATAATAATACTGTCCATAAGAAAAACCGCTTGATTTCTGCAGGCGGTTTTTTCTTTTTCGTGACTTTGCGTAAATGATACGGCAATGCGTACAATTATGCACAAAAAACTTGTAAATCTTTGTCTATTCTGTCAATATACATATACGGCGATGCGTGGTATAATATAGACACAACAAACACAAAGGGGAACACAAAATGAAAAG